TTCTTCTATATATTGTGGTGATAGATTTTTTAAATCATTTTCATACAATTCTAAAAATTTAAAATTATTCATCTCTAGCCATTTAACTTTTTGGACATCTCGTTTAATGCTTTGTAAATATTTTAATCTAGAGTTTTCGTGAAAAAATTTATTAAATGATTCATGTTGATTTCCCTGTATCTCAACCGCTATTCGTTTTGTTGCATTTAAAAAATCAACTTTAAGCATTGTTCCATACACGGGAAACTCTTCGTAAACTATATGGTTCCTCCAAAATGGATAAAAGAAATTTTTAAATTCTAATTGTAGTTTGCTTCTACTTTTGCCCTGCCAGTTTATTAAACTTTTTCTTACATTTTTATTAACGAGTTTACCGTTAATATTTAATAATCTCATGATGCTAAAGTATTTATGAATTTATTATAAAAATAATCTACTATTGGTTTATTGTCTTCTAAATAAGATCTTAAGTTATCTATTCCTTGATGCTGTTTTTTAAGTTCTAAATTAGACTTTTTGAGTTCTTCAATTATCTCATCGGTAAATGTAACCCAGGCTCCTTTTGCTGTGGCAAATTCCCAAGATAATATTTGATCTATTACTTCGTACTCTTTCCAAATAGAAGAACCATCTTTTCTTCCATATTTAATTGGATATTGAATTTTAGAATTGGTTGTTTCGTTTGTAGATTTTTTAATAGTAATTTTTACATTGTGACCTATGATTTTATTTTTAATTTGATCGTATTTTTCATTTGGTTTTTCTAAAATTAGATCTTTGTTATATCTTGGTTCAAACTCAAGAATCCAGTTGGCAAAATGAAGAAGAGCATTTCCACCAGTAGCAGTTGTTTGTCTAATGTCTTTATTCGCTGCATAAGGGTCTAATTTAATATCTGATCTAACTTGACTAATAAATATCGCCATATGTCCGCGCTTTGATAAAGCTAGTGAGATTTTTTTCATGAGCATAGAAGATATAACTGCTCCACCTGCAACTTTTGTAGCTTCATTTAAGCTTTTTTGACTATCGCTTTTGGTCATTAAGCCATCTACCGAATCTAAGATGAAAATATATCTTTTATTTTCATCATTATTTTGAATTAGATCTTTCATTAATTCTGACACGGTTTCAAATATATTTGATTCAAATACAAAGCATGTTCCGTCTTCCCATTCTTCTGGATTTGTGACAAATTTAATTCCTGATCTTTCTTGTATCTCTTTACTTAATCTTCCTTCTGCTTTAAATAATAAGGCTCTTGAACCATTTACAGAATTAAGAAAATTTTTTGTTACCTCTAATGCTTCGCTAGTTTTTCCGCCTTCATTCATGCCAAGAAATCTATGCAATCCCGGACTTAATCCTCCTCCTGTAGCAATATCTAAATTCAAACTTCCAGTGGAAACTTTATAATAAATTTCTTCTTCAAAATTATAATGATCTTCTTTATTTTCTTTTAAAAAAGAAAGTAGTCTATTTTTAGCAGATGGCCCTGTATTTTCTACTGATTGATTTTCTTCTTTAGGTTTACGTCCCATAATCTTATAAATTCTAATACATTCTTAGGTTTTTGGCAAGTCTTTTTATCTTCTCCTATTTTTTTATCTTGAATATTATGAATTTGTTTTTTTATCTCTTTTAAAGATTGTTTCTTTAATTCAAGATTTATAAATTTTCTACCTTCTTCAGTAAGAAACCAAGCTAAACTATTTAATTTAATTTGATTTAAATTGTTCCAAAATTGATATCCTTTGTATTCTTTTAATAATTTTTGCGCTATTTTTATTTCTCTTGGCCAATTGATATTAATTGATATATATTTTTTAATTATAAATTGACACAATTTATGACTATTCACTAAATAAGTCTAACACGAGAGTATTTTATTGTCAAATTCTTTTTTAACAGCCACTCCAATGCCTAAATATTTTTTACCTGTTCTTTTTAGAACCTCATCATACTGATCTATAAATTCATAGAAATTATATGTATCTTTACTTTCCTCTTTTAATTCAGACCAATATTGTATAACTCCTGGACATGCGTCATTTGCTATATCATGATATACTTGAATATTACAATAATTTCTTGTAATTTCTCCATCATTTTTAACGCCTTCATAAGAATGATCTCCATCTATAAAAATTAAATCAAATCGCTCTTTTTTAAGTAAATCTAAAAAACCACTAGATTTAGAGTTCTCTTTTTTGTATTCAACAAATTTTCTATTCTTTTTATATATTTCTATATTTTTGTCTTCATCAATTAGATCTAATGCTATTGATTTTGAAAAATAAGGATTAAATTTATAAATAAATTCTGATATTGTTATAAAAGTCCCGCCAAACCTACATCCGATCTCTAAATATGAATTTATGTTTTTTGCATATCTTGACAAAAATAATAAATATTTTGAAAATTGATTTGGATATTGCCAAATTCTTAAGCCTAAACCTTTTCCATAAAAAGGTTCTAGATGAGAGGGTTGTTCCCATAATATTTCATTATTTAAACCTAAATCTAATAAAAATTTATTTTCAAGGAAATCTTTATTAAGCAAGAGTTTTTGATCTACAGCATCAAAATATTTGATAAAATCATTCATTTTAAATTATTAAATTTTGTTAAAGCTGAGCCTATTATTTGATGCATATCATAATATTTATACTCCGCTAATCTTCCTCCAAATATTATATCTGTTTTTTTACTTAAATTCTTATATTTTTTGTAAATTTCATTATTTTTATCATTATTAATTGGATAATATGGGATTTTATCTTTGCTCCATTCGTCTGGATATTCTTTAGTAACATATGTATATTCTTGATTACCAAATTCAAAATGTTTATGTTCTATTATCCTAGTATAAGGAACATTTTCTTCTGTATAATTTATAACAGCGTTTCCTTGGAAGTCTTTAATTAAAAATTTTTGTGTTTCGAACTTTAAGCTTCTGTACTCTAATTTTCCATATTTATATTCATAAAATTCATCTATTTTACCAGTAAAAATTATTGTTTTAGCTTTAGAATTCCAATAGTCTCTTTTATCAAAATAATTTTCGTTTAATATAATTTCAACATTCTCTAACATATTTTGTATCATTTTTGTATATCCACCAATTGGAATGCCTTGATATTTATCAAAGAAATAGCTGTCATTAAAATTTGTTCTTATTGGCAGTCTTTTTATGATAGAAGATGGAAGATTTTTGGGATCAGTTTGCCATTGTTTTTTAGTGTAACCATATATAAAAGTATAATATATTTCTTCTCCGACTTGAGATAAAATCCACTCTTCTAAATTTGATGGATTTTTAATTTGAACTTTGACTTCATTCAATTTTTGTTCTGCTTCTTTTGGAGTATTAACTCCCCAAAGTTGATGAAAAGTAAAAAGATTTATAGGAAAAGAATATATTTTATTTTTAAAATTTACTTTTGGCCTATTGATATAATTATTAAATTTAGCAAATTGATTAATATATTCCCATATTTCTAAATTATTTGTATGAAAAACATGAGGTCCATATTTATGTATATGAATTTTTTCTATTTCTTCGGTATAACAATTTCCTCCAATATGATTTCTTGAATCAATTATTATGCATTTATATCCTTTGGCTTTAGCTTTATTAGCAAAAGTCGATCCAAATAAACCACAACCAACTATTAAAAAATCATAAATCATTCTATATTAAAAATTTTAACCCAAGATCTCTCATAGTAATGACCTATTTCTGGATTTAATTGATTTAATTCAGGGTCATTTAATAAATTTTTATAAAAATTTAAATCTCGAGTATAGATTAAATCTTTTGAAACAGCAAATACAGCTTTTTGATACCATCTAAATGGTTTATCGTCTTTTGATATATTGAAATGTTCTTTCCATTCATATAATGAGTATTTAGATTTAGATACTTGTTTTTCTCCATGTTCGTCAATTCTGAAATCTTTGTATCCTCCAAATTTTTCCATCCATTCTGGATAAAAATCTCTATTTAATGATGCTCCATATTTTAATGCTTGAATATAATAATTAAATAATATTAATTCATTTATACCATGATCTAAAATCGATCCTTGAGTAAAGATATTTATTTCATTAAGATTATTATAATTTTCTACTATATGATACAAATAGGTATGAGATTCTCTTCCTACGTTGCATAATTTTTTTATATTAAAATTTGTTTGTATATTTTCTTCGCCTTTGTTATAAACAAAAACATTATCATAATTAGATTCTATCCAAGATATGTTTTCGTTATATCTAGCTACTATTAAATCTGCTTTTGTAAAATTCATAGATTATTTATGTCGCTTTTTACCATTTTTTTAACGAGCTCTTCAAATGATACTTTTGGTTGCCATCCAAGATCATCTCTTGCTCTTAATGAATTACCTAATAATAATTCAACTTCTGCTGGTCTATAAAATTTAGGATTTACTTCTACGAGAACTTTGTTGTCGTCAGATATGTATTTAGCATTTTCATTTTCGCCAATCCAATTTCCTTTTATATTCGCTATTTCAAAAGCTTTTTGAACAAATTCTTTTATAGTATGAGTTTGATTAGAAGAAAAAACATATTCATTTGGAATACCATTATAATTTTTATTATATATATCTTGATTTAACATCATCCATACGCCTTCTACAAAGTCTTCTGCATCACTCCAATCTCTTTTTGCATTAATATTTCCAAGTTCCATTGGTTTAAATGTTTGATCATTTTTTATAGCTTCATAGATTCTAGCGATATTTTTAGTTATTTTTCTAGTGACAAATTCTTCTCCTCTTCTTGGACCTTCATGATTGAATAGCCACCCTTGAATAGCATAAAGATTATAAGAATCTCTATAAACTTTTATAAGTTGTCTCGAAGCAGCTTTGCTAGCTCCATATGGACTTCTTGGACGAAGTGGATGTTTTTCATCTTGAGGAGTATATAGTACATTACCAAATTCTTCACTAGAACCAGCTTGATACAATCTGCAAGATGGTTTATAAAGCCTTATAGCTTCTAAAATATCTAAAATACTTGTAGAATTAGTATTCCAAGTTTGCCTAGCGAAATCCCAACTACTTGCCACAAAACTTTGTGCAGCAAAATTAATAAAATAATCTGG